AAGACGAGCAACCTCAAAATCTTTCTTACCAGTTTCTGCAATTAGCTCATCCAACAGCACCCCAAACTCTGTTCTATCTCTTTTTTCCATATTTACTCTTTTTATTACTTACAAATCATGCAAAAGTCTTACCGCACTAAGCTTGTTGATGACTTTTGAATTTTTAAATGCCTCAATAACCTCATATATACTTGCCTCATTGGGGTCTTTATCTTTTGGCAATACTGCCACCTTCGCTCTTAAACCTAGTCTTGACACAATAAGTGCCGATCTTACTGCTGATTTAATTGCGCTTAATTCACCATCCCACATAAATGTCACCTCCTTAAGCCCTTTGCTTTTTAACTTAATTAATTGCTCCATCTGATCATTGCCAAAGCCATTTGACAAATGTTTACCAAATGACCCAATAGGCACTACATCTCGTAACTCCATATCGGAATCCATTGCTATTTTTACCGCCATAACGTCAAATACACCTTCGCAAATGATCACATGTCTAGCGTGTATTGCATTGTGTCCGTTATAGAGATATTTTCCTGTTGATGAATAGCCAGGCGGAAATAAATACTTTCTTTCTGACTGACCTGTTATGTCCCTGCCCTGAAATGAAACTAGCGTGCCTTCAAGATCATAAATTGGGATAATGATACGCGAGGTATAGTTTTGCGAACGATATTGGTCTCCATCCAAATATCGAAATATTCCATTTTTTGAATATTTCAGATAAAAATAACTGGCGATTTCGCTTGAAATTCCCCGATTCGTTAAATATTTTAGGTTTTTTCCATTAAATGGCAATTCAATAGAGTCGGGTAATTGTAGCCCCTCTATATTATTTTCCACCGAATATTTTGTGGTTTTTCTCTGTCTCCAGCCCTGCTCTCTTGCAATGGCTTTAATATGACGAATAACTTCACCATTACTAATTCCATTATTCAATTGCCTAATAAAACTATACTTGTTAAATGTCGCTTCGCATGAGCCACTGAAACAGTTGCCAAAACCTGTTTCTGCGTTCATATAGACCTTCCATTGACTGCCGTTGCAAAAGGGGCATACTTTCACATTAAGCTGTTGCCCACTTGAGCCTCTTGCGCTTTTATATTGTAACCCCTCTCTATCAAGATATAGTTCCATGTCGATGCAATTAACTATTTCTTTTAATTCATTATTCATAAGTCACCGATTACTTACTCTATTTTGATGACCGATTTGACGAAATTCATAGCTTCTAAATCTTGATTTATATGAATGGAAAAGTCGCCTCTTTGATTGCGAGAGGCGGCAAAAAACAGTCTTGCCTCATTGCGTGATCGCTCCTCATCGGTTCTATTAATCGAGATAACCAAATCAGGTATTCTGATCTTGTTAAAATCTTCTGCCGCATGCTCCATGCGGGATGTTGTCGCTTTCGCCCCTTCTCTATTGGTTTGCATCGCAGATAACATCACCACATTTTCAACTTGCGCCAATGCTCTCAAATCAACATAGATAGACTTTGAGTTTTCAATGGCATTATCGGATCGATGATTAGGTGCCATGATGTCTGCGTAATCAACAACCACCATGTCAAAGATGACCCCATCGCTCTTGTATCGTTGAATCGCTCTACTTAACGCATTGGGTGTCAAAGTGCCTGTCGGGTATTCTTTTATCTTCAATTTGCCAGCCTTTGCTTGCAATGCTTTTATCTTATCTTTGACATCGATAATGTGATGCTCAAGCTCTGCCATTGCTATGCCAGTTATTGAAGAGTCTATACGTTCAGCGGTGATATCGGTCGATACCTCAAGTGTTACAAATAATACATTATTACCTTGCAGTGAAGCGTTCTTTGCAAAATAGGCTAATGAAATAGATTTCCCACTTTTAGGGGGACCCATCATAATGTAAAGCTCGCCTTTGCCCCACCCGCTATGATACAACGCCTTGTCTAAAGCTTTAACGCCTGTGGATATTGCATCTGATGATTTAACACCTGATACACGTTCGTTACGTTTTGTTTCCCTACTTTCGATAGCTTCATCGCTGAAAAAATCATACTCTCTTTCACCATCATTTGCCCCAACATTGGCTGCGGTTGCAACTATCTTTGCCGCTCTGTCGTAATCCTTTCTATCGATCAGATCAGAGTAATCTAATATTGCTGACTCCATTGCCTTATGTCTTGCAAATTGCGCAACCTGATCAACAATAAAATCCGAATCGGTGATGTCTTCTTTGATCAACTTTGGAATGAGCAACTTAATGTCTGGCAAGAAATCTTTTCTAATGACTTTAGCTGCCACATCAGCATTTAAAAGCTGTATCAAAACCGTTACAGACGGTGTTTTTCCGTACTTATCAAAATAACGACAACAGGTGCTGACTATTGCAGCCTCTGCATCTTTTTCAAAATATTCAGGCTTAATTAGTCCTGACGATCGCTTATTAAATTGTTCACTCTTAAGGACGCAGGCGGCAACCTTTAACTGAAACTCCTCTTCAAAGTCGTATTTGTCTAAAGCCATTACCCTATACCTCAGAAAATCCGATCATTGCTCCTTTGAAGTACCACATACAGGTATCATCTGCGTGTCTAAGCCTTATTGTAAATCGATCAAACTCAAGTAACTCACCTCTCACTATGGTGTCGTTAATTAATCGTATTTCTATTTTCCTGCGTTCTGATATAACCTTTGCAAGACAGGCTTCGTGACCCGTTTTTTGAACTTTCTTTGGTGCTGGCGCATTGCTCATAGCTTTTTTTCCATTTGAATGAGAAGTAGAAGGAAGAACTAATTTTTTTCTTCCGTATTGTAGCTGAGAAAGTCGTTCTGCCTCATACTCAGATTGACTTCTTACAATAGTAGGTTGTTGCCTTGTTATGCCTTTCTGCATTGATTGATCCTTTTATTTAAATAATAACTCATCTGTGACTTACCTATTCTGCAAGTCGTTTTGCTCTTTGTATCAGTTCACACGAAAAATATTGTAACGCAATATTGTCGGTAATTAAGTGACGCTCAAACATGAAGTGAGACAAGCCATAAACGACATTCTCACGCTTTGTTATTTGCTCACAGAGATACCTTTCTATCACTTGCTTATGCTGTTCGTTATAAACAGTATTGTCGCTAAGGAATGCTGTATTAGGTTCTAAAATACTTGTCTTTTGTATATTAGCCCACTCATCAATCATAAAACTTCTAACCTCATCGGAATACAACTGCATAGCGCAGGGAATTCGTTGCCAAATTTTATTTTCGGTTAAAAAACGCAGTGCTGATCCGATATATAAATTATAGGGTATGCCGATTTCGTCTGCCGATCGTCTGCCCTTCCAGAAAGCTAATGAAGAGGGTTTATTCATCGCATCTTTGCCTTTTGTACCTCGCACATATTTACCTCTTTCTGCATCACGCAACCGTTGATAAACTTTTCTATACTCATCGGTATAGTGATGTGCGTACAAATAGGTAGCAGCTGTTGGGTGCAAATGACGATAGTCAAGCCACTTAGATTTAAATAAGACTGACTCATTGACCAAAAACTTTTCTTTAATTTGATTTACGGCAAGCTCATCATAAACATCCGTTGTTAGATTTTTGCCGAAGTAGTTGTCAACCAACATGACATATCTCGCTGTTATTTGAAAAAGAAACGCATTATAAGTCAATAGTGACTTATTTTAACGGTAATAATAATTTAATCCGAAAAGAAGTGGTGCGGGTAAGTTTTGTTTTTACAGAATATTTATATAATTAATAAGCTTTATAAAACTTAAGTTATAGAGATATGAAAAAACTTACCCGCACCTATCTACAGCTATTGCGGTTGCCGTTAGGCAGCGTAAGCCATCAAAATATCTTTAATAATGCCATGTCTAACAATGTCATCGGTTGTAAATTCAATAAAGCCAATTGAAGGTACTTGCTGCAATCGTCTAACGGCTTCTGCTAATCCTGAATTTCTGATATCACATTGAGTAATTGACCCATCAATAATCATTTTCGAGTTCTCACCGATGCGGGTCAGGAACATGAGCATTTGATTGGTGTCTACATTCTGTGCTTCATCCAGTATTACAATGCTATCTTTAAATGTTTTCCCTCTCATAAACTCTAGCGGTGATGCAACGATTTTGCCTGTCTTTTTGAGATACTCGAAGAAGGTTTTACCCAGTCTTTCTTCTAAGACGTCATTGAACGGCTCCATGAAAGGGGCATACTTTTCTTCAAGCATTCCAGGTAAAGCACCCCAATTTCTTCCTGACTCCACGCCTGGTCGAGTAATTACAATTTTTTCAACCAAACCCAATTTCAATTGCTCTGCGGCAAATGCACCTGCAACATAAGACTTACCCGTTCCTTGCGGTCCAACACTAAATGTAATCGTATTCGCTATAATAGAAGCAATATACTGACCCTGAGCTTCTGTTAATGCGCGTAGCGGTTCGATTTCTTTCTTAGCGACATAAGTTACTTGTGTTTGCTCAGGCACGCTGTAATCGCTCGGATTTCGCTTTAATTCTCGCTTATCTTTACGTCTTTCAACTCTATTTGCTCTTGACCGATTGGTTTTGGGTTTTGATCTCATATTCTTCCTTAATGTGACAAAAAATTATTATAAGTAATCGGTGACTTATTTATATGGTGATACTAACTTAAAAAACGCAATTTGTATAATGTTGATAAATAAATAGCAACCGATTCGTCAATCAGATTTTGAATGCAGGTATCTTCTTTAGAACAAACCTTATAACGGTTTTCTTTAATCCAAGCTACATGTGATTGCAGTGTTTCAACAATGGTTACACTTCCGGTAAACCCTGTAATTGGTATGTCTTTCATTAATTCATAAGCACCTTGATAAGCTTCCGCTATCGCATCGGCTTTGGCTATAATTTCATTGTAAAAAGAATCTAACGCCATGTGTTGTGCAAATGATTTGGTTTTAAGATGCTCTCTATGCGCCAAATCTCTTGCTAAAAATAAAAGTGATATTAAGTTTTCCATTTGTGCTCCTAAATTTAAGTTGTTGGTTTAATATAAGTAATCAATGACTTACTATCTTCCTAATAAAGAATTAATTTGCTCTTGTTGTGCATCAATGATGATCTTGAGTTCTTTTATAGATGCTGTTAATAATGGAATTACATCTGTATAAGACAACAATAAACGCTCTCTTTGTTCCAATTCTGCATATATATCATCAGGATTTATCTCATCTCTTTCAATACTCACAGTCACCGCTTCGGGTAACACTTTTTCAACATCTTGAGCAATCAGAAAAGGTCGTCTTATACCGTCAGCTTCTTTCTTGTATTTGCCTATAACAGTTCTTAATGTGGATACTTTTTGTAAGGCATCTGTGATTGGTTCGATGATGTCTTTCATGTTTTCATCTGACCAAGCAGTCCATGATGTAGCACCATTTGTTAGTTGCACACCATTTGATGCGCCGGCTTGAATACGATATGGACCCGGACCCTTAAGTTCCATTGCTGTACTAGAATTTGATGTAGTCCAAGTACCGCCAGCATCATTCCAAAGACGTATATTCCATACGGCAGAACCTGTTTGATAACCAGCATTATCATCACGACTGCCAAAGGTTTGCATTGTGAGACCATTAAAATTACTGTCATAACCTTTTATTGCCAATACAGGCGTTGGCCAGTCACCTATATCGCCATTACTACTGGTAAATCTATTGACGGCTAGTGACATTCCATTTATGTTGGTGTGATAGCTATCATATCCTGCTGTACTTCCGACAGTTGATCGTAAGATCATTGACTCTCCGGAGTTTATGTATAACCGATTTGATCCTGCGATATTTAAAGCAATTTGTCCTGTGTCATTGTTGTTGATGCTAAATAGTCCATTTTTATATTTAACAATATCAACGGTGGTGACCGCAGTGCTGGCAGAATTGTTAGTTATAAGACGTATTATTGCTCCGGCAGACGCACCTGTATCTGTATTTTGTATATCAAGATATCTAAGAGTATTTCCAGCATTAGATACAGTACCAATGCCGACATCACCAGATGAATTGATACGCATATACTCTGTACCGGCAGAGGAAATATTTGTGCCATACCTAAAAGATAAAGCACCTGTTGCACCTGCAGGTTGTCCTATTGCCCAATCTGCAACACCTGCCGATGTGAACTGAAGATATGCACCTGTTCCTGTTGATCCTGTAGTATTTGTTAAATGTGCAAGAATGCCTTGTGTTGGTGTTGCTGCTCCTATGTGTAGTTTAACATCAGGACTGGTTGTACCAACTCCTACATTACCGCCACGCAATGTCAAAGTATCATCATAAGCACCGCCACTTAATTGACTTTGTAATGTTAATCTAGCATCTGTATATGCCGCTCCATCTATAGATGAATATATTTTTCCGCCTCTATATTGAGCACCATCAAATGTAAAAATGTTTAGATAAGTTTGATTGCCAATACCCACTGATGAACTATTATCTATTTGCAATGCCGTTAATGCACCCGTTGCGCTACCTCTTACATGCATTTTATAACTGGGACTACTAAGTCCAATCCCCAGATTTCCATTTGTATCAAGGGTCATTGCTGGCGTTAAGGATAGAGTTGCCCCTGCCGTTCCCGAAGCGGCTTGATACCAAATATGCGCACCTGCAGATAATTGATACGATGAAACTGCGCCAGTATTTTTATATACTAGATTACTGCCATTATAGTAACAATTTTGGTATAGCCTAAGTTGAGCATTGTTGTTAAATGCAATCGACCCTGACAGAAATTCTAAAGCATTAAATCCTCCAGACCAAGCACTAGGAGTAACACCAATCCCCACGTTGCCTGAGGAGTCGATGCGCATTGCTTCAGATGAGTTGCTTATAAACTTTAAACCACCTGAAGATAACCCGCCAATTGCCGCTAATTGATTAACATTAGCGTTATCTACCCACTGAACATATCCGGTACTGTTATTAGTTGAATAATCTCTAATTGTTACTGCACCAGAAGACCCACCAGTTGAGTTAGTGGATACAAATCTACCAGCGCCAGCTACATCAAGTTTTTGCGTGGGCGAACTCGTTCCGATACCCACGTTTCCACTGGCATCTTTATACAACTGACCTGAGCCTATGTTCAGTATGCCCGAACTGTCCGTGATTAAAGTCGCTGAAGTTGTGGGTAAAGTTAAGACCGTACTCCCCGATACCGCAGGAGCTTGTAACGTTATTGAACCGGACGTATTTCCGGCTATAACTACGCTTGACATTATAACATCTCCGGTCTTGGTATTTGCGCTTGATATGCGCTAACAACTTCGGGTGTCCAAACCACATCAGCTATTGCTTTGACATTATTCGGTAAATCGTTCAAATTAGATATCGGTGAAAAAGTTAGTCTATGATAAGTTTGGCTAATCTGCATACCATCTTCCATAATGCGGGTGGCTTCACGACAATATATGACACCATCTTCAGCGATTGTTATTTGATCCATTACTATTTGTTTAGAAATTGTCATTCTATTATCCTATGTTGCGGTGTGATAAACTACGACCATGTGTAACCCATTTACATCTATGGTTTTATTTGTGCCAAAAACTAAAGTATTTGATGACCATGATGCCCAAGCAACCGAACCATTTCCGATATCTCCACCAAGACAATTGGCAATACCTGCTGTAGTACCATATATTGGAAATGGTAATGTTATACTATCCCATTGATGCACAGTTGGTTGTCCATATATAACAAGATTTGCCGTAACAAGGCGACCAATCTTAGTATAATATGCACTATATGAGGCTGTTCCAGCAAATGTTATGCCTGCAGAAGGTACTGGCGTCCAAGTACCTTCTTCATAATCATCCAATGTATTTGCATTTGCACTTGCCACTTGTGTTGAGGGGAACTTAATTTGACCCTGATTGAGAATGAGTGTGCCTGTGGCGTCTATTCTTAGACGCTCTACACCCTCTGTGGTGGCAGTTACAACAGTGCCTGATATGTCCAATTTCTTATAAACGCTATTAGTTCGATCATATGCAATAACCTCCCCAACTCCTAAAGCTGTGTTGTACCACAATTCCAAACCTGCGCCTGAGGTGGCATACATTGGACCACTTTGAACAGAGATGCCTCCATTAACATGAAAAGTGTTGTAAATATTTGCACCTGTATTAACTCCAATATTGCCTGAGGAGTTAATTCGCATGCGTTCTGATGGCTGAGTAGTGTCATCATTAAGCCCTTTGGTGTTAAAAGAAATAATGCCTTGTTGACCTGTGGGACCAGCAGAGCCTAGCCATATCCTTGCTCCATTAATCGGGTTTGTAACGTAAGATACGCCATACGAAACACCATTGCCTGCACCAGATGGTCCATCTGAACGAGGTTGAATTGTTGCAATATTAACAGCGTTGCCTACAGCTAAGACAGTGCCTTGACTATCTAAATAGGTGGAAGGATTACTCTTCCCAATCCCCACGTTGCCTGACGCATCGATGCGCGCTTTTTCACCAAGCGTACTACCGTTATAAGTCTTAAACATCAAATCTGTAAGTCCACCAGCAGTTGTGCGAATTGCTGTAATACGAGCCAGATCGATGTTTGTATTAGGGGAAAATCCAATACCAACCGCTGTACCAGCCGTTTGAGCATTATTAACTACCGATAATCCTACAGTTTCAGACCCGCTACTATCTGATTCAACAACAAGTTTACCTTGAAAAATACTAGGACTACTCGTTCCAATACCCACATTACCACTAGCGTCCTTAACCAATCCACCGTTACCGACATTCAATGTATCCGTTGAAGCATCACCGAGTATTGTATTTCCCGTTGTTGTTAGTCCGACAACACTTTCCGTACCTGTATTGACCAGTCCGGGAGTTGTTATCCCTGTTGTCCCATCTATTGTAATGGTCATTATTTAGCCTCCAGCGCTTCTATACGAGCGTTTTGAGTGTCGATTATGGCTTTGAGTTCTTGTATTGCTAATATATTTTCTTGTAATGCTTTTGCCATATGAGCAATTAATGCTGGTTCTTTAATCATCAATGTGTTATCTGACAATTCAGCGACTAATCTAGGATCTAATGTTTGAAGTTGTTGTGCGATAACACCTACTTGAACGTGTCCCTCCTCCCCACTATCGGGCTTCCAATCAAATTCTACAAATTCAATTTCTTTAATTAATTCAGTAGAGTTAAAAACTGAAGGTGTTATATTTTCTTTCTTATTAATGTCTGAATTGAAGTAAGTAGTTCCAATTGCCCCTGCATCTGTTTGCCATTGAATATATCCTGCAGCTCTTGTTGGATCAGCAATAGTATCATTTGGACTAGCCACTATATATCCGCTATTTCCTCTAGAACCACTGCCATTAGCACAATATGCTCTACCATTTGACATTACACCGAGCTTTGCACTTGACCCCTGATTAGTTAACCAAACTTCATTTCCTGATAATGTCATATTTAGCCAAGCACTATTGCTTGAATTTACCACATCAATGCGACCATCCCTAAACATGGTTCTATAACCAACATTGTCCAACACATCAAAATTGGTGTATCGTGCTGTTGAACCTATTACTAACCCATTAAATGATCCTGTTGTTGCTGAAACTGTACCGCCTGATAGATTTGTAGCAGTAGTAGCAGAAGCAGCGTTGCCTCTGCAAGATGCTGAAGAACCTGTGACGTTACCACCAGAAGTTATGTTTGTTCCGGCTATGTATCCAGTAGAAGTTAAGTTTCCCGCTGAGCCAGTAATAGTTACCCTGTCAATATTACTATTATCTCTAAATTTCCAACCTTCATTAGCATGAGATTTAAAGATTGTCCAATACCCGTCTAAATAAATACGGTGCATATCAGTAGATGCACCAGTAAAGTTAATGCCGTATGTAGAGTTTGCTGTAAACTGGATATTATTACTCATAGACACTGCACCACTGAACGCCCCAGTGGTTGCGCTTACAGTACCGCCTGACTGGTTTGTAGCAGTAGTAGCAGTACCCGCAGCTATAGAAGATTGGTTTATCCATGTAGGTGGTGCATTGCCTGCTGAAGATAACACTTGTCCAGAAGTACCATACGCTGTACCTGTTGCGCCAAAAGAAACACCGCCAGCAGAGGTGATGCGCATGCGTTCTGTACCAGCGGTATATAAAGTGTGATAACCAGCAGCACCAGACTTATAATCCCAAACATGTTGTGAGTTTGTATAATCGTAAGTAACTAAAGTACCATTAGCTGCACCGACAGCGTCACCAATCAACCATTGATTACCAACAGACGATTGAATCCCTATAGCTGTACCAGCACCACCATATACATGTAGTTTTTGACTAGGACTACTCGTCCCAATCCCCACGTTGCCGCCATTTGGGTTTAATGCTAAAGAATAATTGGTGGCAAGATTAGCGTTGTCTGTTGCTTGAATCCAGTTGTAACTACCACCGTTTGTTCCAAAATCCAAAACAGAGGTAAAGGTTGTGCCTTGTAAACGGAGCAATCCGTATGTTTGCGCTGTTCCAGATGTTTGAGGTGCGCCTCCTGTTTGAGTTCCTTGGATAACAGTTCGCACACCGTTAGATAACGAACTCGTCCCAATCCCCACGTTGCCGGAGGCATCTTTATATATCTGATTTGTACCTATAGCAACTACGCCTGTACCACCTGTGAGTGTGCCTGTGTAAGAAATATTTGCACCAGAAATATTACCGGAGGCGTCAGAAACTATTGCTATCTTTTTTGCTTTAGACATAAATTACCTCCGGTAATTAATATAATTAAGATGTTGCGTCAATTTCTTCTTTAGGCAATGCTTCGACTTGAGGCACAGCCTGTACTTTAATTTTCTCCACAAGTTCCGCAACCTGCACATAAGGAGCTTGTCCTAACGCTTGTAAAATTAAGTTTATTTCTTGTACGGCAAGGTTTAAATCTATCATCTTAATATTTTCCATTAAAGGTTATGTTGTACCAACCAGGGTAAGGTTGGCGAGATTACTGCTGGGTTAATTTGAGCTTCAATTTGATTTGCTACGTTAGCCTCAAGAGAAGACACTTCCTTTTCTCCTAACACTGCTTGTGTCCAAGAAGTAACTACATCTAAAGTGAGTTGCTCGTAAGGCACATATTCAGTCTTATCAGGATCAACTTCAAAAGAAGCTGTTCCACAAATTGAGCCTGTATAAGTGCCATCTGTTGCAGTTAGAGTCCAATGTGCCGTAACTACATAGTCAGCCATTGTTCCAACTAAGGGTTTGCAATCCATTGCTACAATATTCCAAGTGTTTGTTATTGACATTTTTATTCCTCAATTAACATGTTGTCATTATGATCTTTTGCCGTTTGAATCCATTTATTTGAAAATGCCAATAACACAACATCGTCTTTATTGGTTGGCAATTGAATACCTTCTGCAAAACTCTTTTTTAATGCAATTTGAACAATTTCATCCATTGCCATCTCACATCTGTGTTGAACAGCTACATTTATCCAATCTTGTTGAGAGTATGCCGCATAAGACAATGCCAAATCTTCCGCTTCCGTTATTGTGACTGTATAATTTTTCATTATTTTGTTAACC